TTTGACGAACTCAAAGAAATGGTCAAGAAAGATATCTCTCTAGATGAAACTCAACTAGAAAGAGAATCTGCAAGAACTCCACAGATACACAATAAGTATCTGTTGTTTTTCATGGAAGAAAAACTTTGCCTATCTAGAATTGAATCAGAACTTAATGTTCTAAAAAAGAAGAAGTGGTTGTATTATAATGGCAATATGAGTCAGGATGAATTAGACGAAAATGGATGGGAACAATATGATCTTCGTATTTTAAGAGGCGACATTGATCGTTTAATTGAATCCGATAATGATGTAATCAAACTTAAGTTGAAGTTAGATTATCAAAAAGAAAAAGTTAATTACCTAGAGAATATCATTAAGATAATCAATAACAGACAATGGAATATTCGTTCCATTATTGATTGGTTAAAATTCACTAATGGTCAGTGAATAAATAATGATATGTCTGATTTGGTTATTGAAGAAGTAAACTCAGTTTATATTCGAATTAATTGCGAACGGTCTATAGCAAAGGAGTTAAACCAATACTTCACCTTTGCCGTTCCGAATTATCAATTTACTCCTGCATATAAAAATAAAGTATGGGATGGACAGATTCGTTTGTTCAATCTGTTTACTCATACAATTTATTCAGGTTTATTGGATTATGTTGTAAAGTTTGCTAATGACAGAAACTACACAGTAGAAGTTCCAAATCAAAAGGATAATAAATTCACAGAGGAACAAATCGAAAAATTCGTTGAAGAATTTATAAAACCTACTGCGTCAAAGAAAAGAATAACAGCACACGATTACCAAATAAAAGCAATAACTCATGCGATAAACAAAGAAAGAACTCTACTACTATGTCCTACAGGAAGTGGTAAATCTTTAATAATTTATTGCTTAATTAGATTCTTTCTAGACAGAATAAAAACAGACAAAAAAATATTAGTAGTAGTTCCTACAATTGGATTAGTTTCCCAAATGTTTAGTGATTTTGAAGACTATTCTACTGAAAATAAATGGTCAGTAAATCGGTACTGTCATACCATTTCCTCCGGAAAAGAAAAACACACGCACAAAAAAGTAGTGATATCTACATGGCAAAGTATTTACAAAATGCCAAAAGAATTTTTCGATGACTTTGATATGGTAATAGGAGATGAATGCCATTTATTCAAAGCAAAATCATTATCATCTTTGATGTCAAAATTAACAGAATGCCCAATCAGAATTGGTACAACTGGTACTCTAGATGGGACTCACACTCATAAACTAGTAATAGAAGGATTGTTTGGTAGAGTTTTGCATGTCACTTCTACTTCTGCTTTAATACAAAAAAATCTATTATCTGATCTAACCATAAATTGCATTCTATTGAACTATGGAAATAAAGATATAGAAGAAACAAAAAGAATGCTCTACAAAGAAGAAATTAAATGGTTAATAACATGTAAACGAAGAAATTTGTTTATAAAAGATTTAGCCAAACAGTTAAAAGGAAATACTTTAGTTTTATTTAATTTTGTAGAACTTCATGGAAAACCACTTTTTGAAATGTTTAAACAATCCATTTCAGAAAAAGAAATATATTTTATTCACGGTGGCACGGATGTAGAACAACGGGAAGAAATACGAAAAGTTGTAGATAAAGGAAGCAATGCAATATTGTTAGCATCTTACGGTACATGTTCTACGGGAATAAATATTAAAAACATTCATAATATAATTTTTGCTTCTCCCTCAAAGTCCGTAGTTAGAGTTTTACAATCTATTGGTAGAGGATTAAGAAAAAGTGAATCTAAAACCGCAGTGGATGTGTATGACATAGGTGACGATTTGCGATACAAAAAATATCGAAACCATTCTCTCAATCATATGGATGAAAGAATAAAACTATATAATAAAGAGAAGTTTAAGAATAAGTTGGTATCTCTGCGAATAAAGGAGAATTAAAAATGTCCCAGAGTTACAAAATAATTAAGTTAAAGAGTGGCGAAGAATTAATAGCAACTGTTTCGGAAACAGATGGCGGAAATTTTCTTTTAGATAAGCCAATGGTTTTTAAAACAGTAGTGATTTCTGATCACACTGGTTTGCCGCGTGAAGGTATAGTTCTAAAAAATTGGCTACTCTTTGGTAAAGAAACACAAACAACAATTCCTTCTGACTTTATTGCCACAATGTTAGAACCAACAAGAGATGTTGTTTCACATTATCTGGTACAAAAGGAAATGCAAATTGATTCTGTCTTTGAGACAAAAGAATTAGAAGATTTTGCCCCCAAACAAAAGAAGACACCTCCTTCTCCCGAAGAATATGAAAATATGATATCTGACATGTTTGCCAGCATCTTCGAAGATCTAGACTTAGAAGAAGAGATAAAGTCTAAAAGAAGACCAAAAAATAAATCAAATAAAAACGATATGAATAAAGATCATATTATCCATATGAATATGGTTTTTGGTCCTGAAGTTTTGGCTTTTATGATAAACGAAGGATTAATTGATCCCCGTGATATAATGGAAATGATCGAACACTTCAATTTAAATAATAAAAACAAGAAAAAGAAAAGAAAAAATAATCGTGAATCTATTAATGATAAAAAATTTACCGGAGATCAAACCAATAGAAAAGACTTTGGTAATAAGTGGACTGACTGGGATCCGGATCCGGACTCAACAGATTATAAGTGAGTATATAGAGATACTTAGTATATTCTTTAAGAACTATACCTTTTCTCATACCATACACAGAAAGTGTAACACTCATGTCAAGAGAAATCAAGTAATTTTTCTTGATTTTTATGATGGTTTGAATTAATATTCTGCTCTGGAGTACATTTAGTATGGCTAAAAAGAAAAAAAAGAAACCTGATGTCGAATTAAAATTAGATAACGACATCAAGGATCATTACATCGATAATAAAAAGTTTTATGAAGAAATGATTCTTTGGAAGAAATTATGCACAGAAGCAGAAGAATTAGATGAACCTAGACCACCCATAACAAATTACATAGGCGAGTGTTTTATGAATATTGCTGAACATTTGTCTAGAAAAGTAAATTTTATGAACTACCCATACAGGGAGGAAATGGTTTCTGATGGTATAGAAAACTGTTTAATGTATGCCCATAATTTCGACCCAGAAAAATCAAAAAATCCATTTTCGTATTTTACGCAGATCATATATTATGCGTTCTTGCGAAGAATAGAAAAAGAGAAAAAACAGGCATACATTAAACTTAAGATGACAGAAATTCATGACGATGGCAATTATCACAAATGGTTCAAAGAAAACTATTTTGATAAAGACAATGTAAGAGAAGCCATGTCTGAATATTTTCAAATAAGTGAAAACGATATTAAAAAGTTTGAACCAAAGAAGAAAAAAAAGAAGAGATGAAGATTGCAATTATCAATGATACGCACTTTGGTGCCAGAAATGATTCTCCATTATTTCTGGATTATTTCATGCGTTTCTTTAATGAGCAGTTTTTTCCATACTGTGAAACACATGCAATAAAAACAGTACTTCATTTGGGCGACCTTATGGATCGCAGAAAGTTTGTTAACTTCAATACACTTGCAAGAGTTCGAAGTGATTTTATTGAAGTGTTTGAAAAAAATAATATAGATTTGCATTGTATTCTTGGCAACCATGATACATTTTTTAAGAACACCAATGCGATTAATTCAATACGGGAACTATTTACCAATCGGTATAAGCATATTCATTTATATGAAGAACCAACTCTTTTAGAGTTTGATGGTCTTAAAATTGCAATGGTTCCTTGGATAAACAAAGAAAACGAGCAAATATTTCATTCTTTTATAAAGACTTGCCCCGCTTCAATTATTTGTGGTCATTTTGAACTCAATGGATATGAAGTAATACCGGGAATTAATTTTGAAGGTGGTATGGATGATACTGTGTTGTCTTGTTATGACATGGTATTGAGTGGTCATTTTCATGGTAAAGCATCAAAGAAAAATGTTCATTATCTGGGAACACAATATCAAATTACATTTTCTGATGCCAGACTAAACAAAGGATTTCATGTATTTGATACAGAAACTAGAGAATTAGAATTCATTCAAAACCCAGAAAAAATGTATCATATCATTGT